CATTCAGATCATAAGAATAAATTGTTCCCGCGCGATAATCACCTATAACATTGGTATTATTAAAAAACATCTGACAATTACCACGCTGACGCGTGAACTTGTCATTGTCCCATCCGGCGCGCTCATGCCATGCTTGTGTAGAGACGTCATATACCCATGTTGTATCCGCAGTAGGAAAATTTAAAACATAAAATGAATGACCGTCTTGTTGATATGTATACGCTGTGGCGTCAGAAATATTGGAGTATTGTTGAATTTGCCATTCAACAGCGTGCGTTGATATACGAACACCAGAATATCCATTAGACCGATAAACAACACCTTTACCGCGTTGATCTGTGCCAAGCCAAAAAATACCATTATCAAGTTTAGCGACTGAATAGGCAGCAGCGCAACCAATTTCATTATACGCACCTTGAATACGGGCCAATGGAAATGTTGGTAAACCTGCGTCATACCAGACTTCAACGGTGTATGACCCAAAAAGCCATACTTCGCGGTGATCGACAATCAGCGTTACAAGATTATCAGGTGAACCATCAGCCGCGGCATAATTTAATGGTTGTATGGTTAAACCATCTTGAAGATTAGATACCCAAAAATTTTGAGTTCCGGGCTGATTATAAACGAAATATCCGTCTAAATATCCGACACCTACCGCGCCGTAAAAATTAGCGCTAGTAATCTGCGAAAATGTATTTCCAGAAGTATCGTAAATATATCCATATGTATTCGCAGCGATATATACTTGAGTATTATTGTTAGACATATTAACTGGGCCAGATCCAGCCACAACGCCTAAATATGTGGGGAGCCAATTTGTATCTACGCGGTAAAGAGCGTTTCCAGATACAACATACCCATAATTTCCAAATGCCCATAATCCACGAATAGGGCCGCCCCCTACGGTAGCAAGAAATTTAAGCCCCGGCGCGCGTTGTAACCATGCGGCTTCTTTGCCTCCTTCGGGTATAAGCTCAGGGTAAAGATTAACCATACGAGAATCAGCCGCATTGACTGAACGCGCTACATAAGACGAGCCAAGAATAGGCGTCTTCATCAGTAATTGCCTGCGTAAATATTAAATCGTTGACGACGTTGCATCATGCTATAAGGCAACGCCATTACGTCATCGGGGTTATTAATACGTTTCAAATCACGCTTGGACGCCATAGCAATTCTACTAACTGTAGGCGATGGTTCAACACCAAATTCAGGCGCTATTTCACACGCCAAATTATACCTAAATGCACGCAAATACCCTGGCGGAAATAATAATGGAGTTTGTAAAGTTGCTGGCGTATCTAAAGTAGAAACAGAAATGAAATGCCATTCCAAGACACGCGTTGGAACAGGATATATACTCATCGTAATATTTGGGTATGTCATGTTGACAAAAATGACCTGCGGATAGGTGCTGGTCACTGTTTTAACGGCAATACCATCATATTGTTGTTGGTTAATAATTTTGATACCAAAAGAAACATTTGTTGATGGGTCTATAAAATACGTCGCGTCATCAAGACGAATTGGACGATTACCAACAAAATCTCCGGTTGGGCCAAGTGTCTGAACACGAAAGTTTGGCGTCCAAAGAAATGTTTGATCTTGCGTGCAAAAAACTGACAGACGCTCGGTATTCCAAGAGTCTATCATTTGATTTAAAGCCGCTAAAGAGTCATTAGCTGTCTCAGAAGAAGGCGTTTCACCTTCAGCCAGCATCCCTATCAGTCTCAGGGCTCCGCAGATCTGGTCGTATGCCGTATACGTTGTCATCGTCTACCTTTTGTCTGCGCCCGCGTCGCGAAACTATAGCATTGGTCGGTTCTTCAGTCACCTCGCCGGGGACAAATTGCTCCCAACCATGTTCCTCGTCATGCGCCACTTCAAGATTAGATGTAGCGACTTTAGCGCCATGAATAGGATGACGAAGATAAAATACAGCCATATTAACTCCTATGAGGGCCAGGCGACCCGTAGGTCGCCCGTGTTATTGATATTAGACGAATACTGGGAACTGCCACTTAGTGCCGTCTGAGATAAACAGCTTTCCGGTGCCGGTGGCGTTCGTCGTTGTAGCAAGCGAACCTACCGGCGCAGTCGTAGTCGTCGAATTAGCAGTAATAGCTGTCGTCAGGAAATAAAGACCTGCCGTAGCGTTGGCAACTACCGCGCCGGTTGTAGCCGTCGAAGTAAGCGTGCCAGAGACTGTTGCGCCCGTGATCGTTGGATTTGTAATGACGGCACCGTCGATGGTCGTGCCGCTTACAAGCTGTGGATCAGAGTAGGCAACACCAACTGGTTTGGTATTGACCATTTTAATCTCCTAAAAGAAAAGAGTGGGCCAAAGCCCACCCTATTAAGCGACGCGGTAAACAACCCAAGTAGCTGCCGCTGTGCGAACAAAGCGGAAGATGCCAGAGGTGACAGCAGCAGCCGAAGCTGAATTGATGGCAAGATAAACGTTACCAACAAACGTGACGCCTGTGTTAACAGCAAGGTTAACAACGTCGCCGCTGGTCGTTGAGATGTTGATAATAGAAACATCAAACGTGCTGCCAATCTTAACGTTCGTCAGCAGAGCATCCAACTGCGCGCCCGTTGGAACGGTCACGACAGAAGCGCCTGCGCCGCCACTTGCAACAGTAATAATGCCTGACGTAGCTTGAGCTGCCGTAATCGTATTAGCTGCGCCCGTTAGAGCTGTAATCGAGCCTTGGTCGCCCAATACCTGTTCATTAAGGTTGCCATCGCCTAACTGATAGCCACCACCGACTGAAGGAAGTGCCATGTGATTTAACTCCTAAATTGCGAGAAAGAAGGGGCTTTCGCCCCCTCTTATTAGCCCCAAAGACGAGCGGCCATTACCGGACGGATCGCGCTGTAGCCATACAGCACGTCAATACGGCAAGGCATACGGTCATTGTTGATGTCGTATTGGCGGACAATACGCAACGAAATGCCGTTGTGAACCTGACGCGAAGCCATATCAACACCTTGTGGAAGGAGAAGATCGGCAGTCGCGAAAGAGATCGCGTCTTTGTGATGGATCAAGTTCTGTGGATACGTCGTCGAAGCAGCGCCGAGGAATGTGATAGCAGCGCCCGAAACAGGGAAGCTGTTGACGGTTGCTAGAGCGTTTGTTGACGTATAGATCGCAGGAGAGATCGACACGCTCGAATAAGCAGACGACGCAGCGGTGTTAGCCGCAGTTACTACGAACTGCTGAAGCGAACCAGTTGACTCACGGGTCTGCGGGTTGACAGCATACACACCAGCGATGGTGAACACGTCACCAACAGCAAGTGTTTCACCGGTCGTTGCACCGCTGATGCCAATCGTTGACTGACCCTGCGTCGCAACAGTCGTCGTTACAGTGTAAGACGCTGAAGTATTACGCGAGCCGGTCGTGAACTGACGGATCGACTGCGTCATGTTCAGCTCGTCGTAGCCAAGGATACCTTCGCCCATCAAGCCGTTTTTGAACTGCTTGCTGATGGTATCAACTGGGTTGAACAAGCCTTTCATGCCTTCGATCAGACCAGCGTTAGCGGCTGGATTGACGGCGACATAACGCTGAGACATTGGCGTCGCAAACTCGTTCAGCTTCTGGTTGCCCTGAAGAAGAACAAGTGACGTGGCAGGCGTCGTGCCTGGCGTGCCAACAGAGTTGTAGATCTGCTGGTAAGCGTTAGCGACGTCAGCGTCGATGCTGGAAGCAAGCTGAGAAATACGTGGCTTAAGCACGCGTTCAGCAAAGTCATCCAACTGCATGGTCAGTTCGGCAGACGTAAAGTTCACGCCAATGTGCTTCTGTGACGAAACGTTCAAAGTCGTGTATTGCTCGTTGTCGTCCTGAACCTGAAGCGCAGCCCCATCCGTGACCAAAGCGCGGTCAGGAAGACGGATACGGAGGATTGAACCGATCTTAGCGCCTTCGACGGCAAAGCTGTCGTCATATTGGCGGTTAACAGTGCGGGTGATTACAAGATTGTTCTCCAGAATTTCCAGAGCCTTTCTCGTAATCATATCAATTGTTAAAAGTGAATTGCTCATTTTATGTCACCTATCTGCGACGTTGAGCCTCCAGCTTCCTAAGTTGCCTCTGTCTATCCGCTTCAATCCATTCAGATGTAGACATTGATTTCATCGACCGAGGGTCAGTTGTATCATATGTCGGAGCACCAGACGAACGCGGAGCAACAGGAGCAATAGGGGCCGGGGCAGATGAAGTTCTTTTGACCGGTGGATCTGAAGCTAATTTAGCCTCAAGTTTACCGATCTCCCGTGCCTGCAAGACAGGCGACAATCTGGAAATCCGATGAGCTTCTTTTGGGTTGGAACCAAGGTGATAAATCACATCGGGGCCAATATCAGAAGCCTGGATGGCTTGAGCCATCACATCCGTCACAGGAAGATTCGGGTTATACGCGACTTGTTCAAAGTCGTCATACTTAGACCGAGCGTCTTCCTCACGGTCGTGATAAGCGTCAAGTAGAGCTGCCTGCTGCTTTGCGGCCTCTCGTTGTGCCAGCATCTCTTGAGCCTTACGCTCGGCTAATGCTTCTGCATAAACCTGTGCGTTCTCAAAATCATCTGGCGCAGGTGGAGGTGCGACGGGCTGTCTAGCCTGTTGCTCCGCAAGCCGTTGAGCCTGCTCTCTTTCCCATTTGCGCTGTTCTCTTGCAAGGCGTTTTCCAACGATAGCGTCCAACTCTTCTTGAGTGAACGATTTCGTCGATTGTTCCTCCGGCGTCGTCTCAACAGATTCAGGTGCCGCCGTGGCTTCCTGTTCCGGCGCGGGGCTGATCTCCGCTACAGCCTGTTCTTCGTCGCTCACGCGATCTCCTATCACCTAGCTATCCGGCTAGTCGGTTAATTGGCATTATTACTCTTTAGGCGTCTGATCGTCAACGGCCTGTTTTTGAATCGCCGCGATGAGTTCAACGACTTCAATATACGGACGTTGGCCCAAGACGGTCAGAATATGATTCCATTGTTGTGTCGTCAGATCAATTTTCATTTACCACCCAAGTTTGCGTTGATTCATCCCAGATATACGATTTTCCATCTGTAGGATACGAGATAGGTGCTTCCCATAGACAGGTAGTCGTATTTAACGACCACGATGGATATGGTTGCGGAGGGATAAAAGCGTCAAGCGCCGCGTCATAAGAATACCCAACTCCAGCATAATTTTTTCTATACGCTGGTTTTCCATCCGGTAAACCATTCAAATCATAATGCACATTACCTTTGCAATTATAAGATGTGCGTTTACAGATTTGACCGCGATAGTTGCCATACCACTCTTCCCAGTTCTGGGATGTGTCGGACTCATCAATACCAACAATAACCTCAGTAACAATGTTATTTTGATCTAAGAAAGCATAATGCGCCATTACCAAGCCACCGTTCCTGTTCCGGCAGTAAATGTCCAAATAACATTACTGCCAGACGTTGATCTTGTGGCTGTCAAGCCAGTGTAGCTGACAGGATCTGAGTATGTGTTTGGATAGGAGATAATAACCACCCCAGACCCACCATTGCCGCCAGCATAAGATCCAGTAGATCCAGAACCACGGTTGCCGCCAGCGCCACCACCGCCTAGATTAGCCGTTCCTGCACCACCATTACCCGCTGTTCCACCACCAGTTGAACCACCGCCGCCAGTTCCACCTGATCCACCCGTTGAAGATTCAGCGCCTGCACCGCCTCCACCAGCGTATGTTACAGAAACGCCAGTAATAGAGCTTGCTGTTCCGTTACCACCATTACCACTTGCTGAGCCTGCTGCGCCTACTGCACCCGCACCGCCACCACCGCCACCTCTACGGGGCGACACTGATCCTGCGCCGCCGTTATTGCCTTGGCTACCTGTGCCGCCAGCTGTTCCTTGTTCACCTGCGCCGCCACCACCAGAACCACCATTGCCACCAGCCGATGCGCCACCACCATTACCAGCACCAAAGCCGCCACCATTTCCTGTGACAGAGCTAAAGACGGAATTGCTACCTACAGTTCCGTTAGTCCCCGAGGATAACGCACCTGCGCCGCCGCCGCCAACAGTAACAGTTATAGAGCCGCTAAGAGATAATGTGCTAGTTGTATATCCACCACCACCACCACCTCCCGCTGATGAAGGAGCGCCACCACCTCCACCTCCCCCAACAACAAGATATGTAACTGTTGCGGGGCCGCGAAATTGTGTTGATGGAATAAGATTTAGAATACCTGACATTAGGTCAGACCTGTTCCACTAATAATCCAACTTGTCGTTCCGACTTTAATAGCGGTTGCAATACCATTTGCAGCTAATGTTCTAGAACCTGTTGTAGCCGTCCCAGCCAAAGTCATTGTATCTGATGTAATTGCTATGGTAACAGTATTGATTTGATTGATAAAAGTTAACACGGTGCCAATTGCATATGGGACATTTGTGTTGCTATCAATCGTAAATGTTCTGGCGTTATTATCTGTAGATGGATGTAAAATGTGTTTTCCACTATCTGCAAGAACTGTCGTATATGCCGCGCTTTGAGAGTTTTGTGGAATATTTAAATAGCCAATATTACAAGTCGCCGCAGGAAACGTATAGGTCTGACTATCGTTTGTTGCAGCGAGTGTAATCGTATTGCTTGCGGTTAATGTTTTACCATCAGCTATCGTCAATGTGGCGCTTGTGGCGGGCGCAGTGATTGCTACTTTATTAATGCTGGTTGCAGACGCAACGCCAAGAACAGGCGTAACAAGCGTTGGGCTTGTTGAAAATACAAGATTAGTGCTGGTTGTGCCAGTCGCACCAGACGCTGTATAACCTGTAATATTATTGAAAGCTGTAATACCAGCGGTGCCTGTGCCCGTGCCACCGTTAGCAACAGGTAAAGTAGCCGTCCAAGATGTTACACCGCCTGTTGTTGATGTAAGAACTGAACCGGCTGTGCCTGGAACAGCGGTTGGAAGCGTCATTGTCCAAGTGCCAGCCGCTGCCGCGCCCTGAACTGATACCGTGCCACTTGTTGCGCCGGTAAGATTCAAAATACCTTGCGCTGTGCCAGCTACGCCAAGCGTAAATGTTCCTTTAGTCGCGCTAAATTGAGCCGACTGACCGCCGTTCGTGTAAATTGATAGCGGTAAATAAGTGCCCGTGCCATTAATACCAGACACTAATTGAACGTCGGTCGAACCATTCGTAGCAATTAAAATCTTACTGGCATTTGTTGGATCGGCAGCATTTGTAGCCTGCCAACTAGCAGCCGTGCCGGTGCCGTTAGGCAGAGCATATATGCCTGTAGCAGCATTAGTCGTTGTCGTTTGGAAAGCAAAACGACTATTGACGGTTGCGTTATCAAAGTCAGCAATAAAACGTGCAGCCGTGCCAGTATGTGTCTCATTGCCGCTGATTGTTGGCGTCGTAATGGTAGGCGACGTTGAGAAAACAAGATTCGTGCTTGTCGTGCCTGTAGCGCCAGTGGCTGAGTAACCCGTAATATTATTAAAGGCTGTAATTCCAGCGGTGCCAGTAGCTGTGCCGCCCTGAGCTACAGCTAAATAGCCGCTAGCGTTAAGAACAGCTAACCCACTAGCGCCATTTGTGGCATTTCCAAGAGCTGTAGCTACGCCTGTCCCAAGGCTGGCTATTCCAGAAATAGGAAGACCTGAACAGCTAGAAAGTGTTCCTGAAGAAGGCGTGCCCAGCGCTCCACCGTTAACAACAAAGGCACCGGCAGAGCCAACATTAACACCTAACGCAGTAAGAACGCCTGTGCCGGTGGTCGTGCCAGAAAGCGTATTTGTGCCGCTATAATAGGTGATTTGACCTATTGTGCCGGTATTGATCGTGCCGGCCGCAGCCGCAGCCCAAGTTGTATTTCCCGAACCATCGGTCTGAAGAAAATAGCCGTTCGTGCCGCCCGATGTCGGCAGCGTCAGTGACCAAGCGGCAGAATTGTTGCCGGACTTTAGACTAACTGCAAAAGCACTAGAGGCATTATAAAGATTAAAAATACCGCCTGTCGTAGAAGCTACGCCAAGGCCGACAGTTGTTGTGCCGTTAAATGTAAAAGCTGCCGAACCACCAAAAGTGCCAGAGCTATTATACTGAATTTGCGTGTTTGATCCGCCAGGCGAACCGCCACCGCCGCCACCGCCAGCGGCCCACGTTGTATTACCAAGACCGTCAGTCTGAAGATAATAACCGTTTGTGCCTGCGGTTGTTGGCAGTTTCATCGTCCATGAACCAGCCGCGTCAGCAACAGACAACGCCACAGTGCCGGATGTGGTGCCTTTAATATTGACGATGCCTGTCGAAGAAGACGCAGTGCCAACTGTAATGTTGGTGCCAAAAGTAGGTGCGGTTGAAAATACTAACGATCCCGACCC